CGAAACGGTGTGCGAGTAATCTGAATCTTTTTGATCGAGCGATCTGTAGTCCACAACGTAGACCGCTCCGGCGAAAATGTCGATGGTCAGAGATCCGTTTGCAGATATGGACGAATCATCGTCCAGCGATATGTACAAATCGCCGCCGCCAGGATGTATGTGGAACGCGCCCGACTTTCCATGTGCCGCAAACGGCAACACCGAACCCACCGAGCCAATCGACCCCGTGAAACTCCTGCCGATCACAAAGTTCTCGAACGGAATCTCAGCGTCCCCGCCACCGTCGATCGTTTCGGAACCGCGACCCATGATCGCGGTATCGCCGCTGGCTGGAGTTGCGGACCAATAGCCGTCGGGGTTGTCCGGTTGACCGTAAAAGTCTCCCGTTGCAACCGTTGTTCCTGTCCCCTGCCAGTACACAATGGCCATGATCAACTCGCTTCCGTGATTTTTCGGCTTGTCGCTGCGCGAAAGGTGCCGGAACCAGCGAAGTGAACGCCGTTGCTGTATATGTAGTTGAGCAAACCATTGCGCTCATCGAAAATCGCGCCATCATACAACCGCAACGTGCTGATGGTGAGCGTGTCCGCTGTTGCGGATGTTCCGTTCCACGTTCCGCTGTATACGTTGATGGTTCCAATGGTGCTGTTTGTGTCGCGATAATCACGAACAACGAACCTGCCCCACACTTCCATCGTTGCGGTATCGAAAGAACCACCATACAAATCAAGGTGCCCACCGATCAAATCAAACCGGCCCGTCGCAGCGACCGCCATTCCATGTATCTCGAGCCTTCCTTCATCCATGGAAACGGGTGCGGCGGCAAGTGTTGTAAGCGACTGTATTTCCACCACCGCCGTTCTTCCGCCCAAAATCTCCAAGTCATCAACAGATAGCGCGGCGGCTTCGCCCAGGACAACCGTACCTCGCGCGCCCAACACCCGGAGGGTCGTAACGTCCCCCGTCAACCTAATCGCATCGTCGCCGTGTGCGGATTTTTCAATCGTGACCAGTGTTGCGGTTGCGTCAATGTAGGCGTTCGCGCTGGTATCAATGACAACTGTGTCGCAGGTCACCGACAACGCAACTTCTCCGTCTGCTGGTACCACACCGATAGAGCCGGTGAAGCCGCTGCCGATCCGAAGTTCTCCAAACGCTGTGGCGTAATCTTCCGCGAGAATATCAACAGCCGAGTCGTTGATCACTGCAACGTCCCCGGTCCCAGGCACACCATTCGACCAGTTGTCTGCGGTTCCAAACTTGTCATCCGTACCGCCGCCCACCCAATACGTCACCGCCACATCAAACCTCCGAATCCCCGAAGCCCACACGCTTGCCCATGCGGTTCAACTTCGCCTTCCTCTTTGCACAGCCGCAATCCTTTTTCCCTCTTGCCTTTGCTACCGCTTTCGCGACCCTCTTGCCCTGCCCCGCGGTGGCAACATCAACCACCAACTCTGCCCAATCGCCCAAGCCGCGGCCCTCAATTCTGGGGTCGCGATACTCACAATCGCCGCATGGGTCGGGGTGTGGTGTCCCACGCTGATCCTTGCAGACGCGGTTCCCGTGAACGTCGCGCGTGGCGTGTTTGCAATCAATCGTACTGTCGGCCCATTCTTTCCGTGGCTCATTCATGGGTCTTGTCAACCGCGCTCTATCGGGCCAAGGTGAACACGAAGGCGCATGTACCCGCTGCAATCATGGTCAGGGAACTCGCAACCGGGCGCGCACAACTGCGCCCATGTCTGGTATAGCAGTGGAGTATACGCGGTAGTTTCCCAATACTGGACCCCATCATCGAGAAGGTTGCACGTGTGATACGGATCCTGCCAGGACATCGATTCTCCAAAGACGTTGGTGCTAGGGCACCAGCCACAATAGCACGGCTGAGCGGATGGTGGTCCATCCCGGCGTTGCTCGTACATCAGGATTCTGGCTTGCCCACGGTCTGGAACGGGCCAATCCTGATCGTACCCCCCGCCATACTTGTAGATCACCCCGTCCTCGTTGAATGTTTCGTTGTAGTCAAATCCGACGGGGCCATGAACCTCCGCCAAGAACATCCGGCAGTATGATCCGGATTGGTCGATGCGGAACACCAGCGAGAGTATCACACCATCCCGATCGGGTATTTGGTTGCTGTACGAAACGTGTTCGTAGTAACCTGGAGTGTCCGGGTCGGCCATGAAATACGGCGTCCGAACGCCTCGCTCGTAATATGGATGCCCCTGCTTATTCCCTCCCAGACAACCGAAATATGCACAGTCATCATCCAGCGGCCAGTCGGTAGCATTCACAGCACTACAGCACTCCGTGGTGTCAGGTTCGCCAGCCAGATCGTCTGGATCGTCGTTGTGTTCTCCTGATTTGGGGATCGTGAAAGGCACAGTCGCCTCATAAACAGCACCGCAACCCGCCGAATTGACGTGCTCGAACGAGTCTATCGTTATCGTTTCCGTTTGAGCAGAATAGAAATGCAGGCAGTTGCAGCCCCCGAGCGGGTTGTCGCAACAACAGTCATCACCGGGGCAAGAATCGCAGTTCGAACAATCCGGCACGACTTGGCCCCAACTGCTTGTTCGTACTGTAGCGATTTTCACAGTGAAAGTTTCCCCCGACAGGCAGTTCGTTACAGCATCGCCATCTTCGCATCCCATATCGTCGTAACAACCGCAACCGTGCGCGGTGTTCACATAACTCTCGATCACGCATGGATCATCGTTTTCACAGCAACACATGAGAAGCGTGGTCATGTTGTGCAATCCCCATCGAAATGGTTTTGCCGATCAAAGAAAAACAACACGCGGCTGCTTCGGTTTCCATTGCCGCTGCCGTAGCAGTACCGAGTCCAGTGCATAGCAACCAGCGGGTGGTTGGATACTGACCCATCATCAAATATCGGTTGCAGAGTCAAACCATCAGGGAAACTTCCAGCGCCGACGTTGACGCCGTTCTGATAGTCTTCGGTGTTGTTCCACTCCGCGAGATTGTAGGCTGCCGAATACGCGGTCGAGGTTGGTGTGATGATATGCGTCTTGCTGTCCGCACTTCCATGGAGGCCCGCGTATGGTTCGACAATTTCACCATCGAGGGTGTGGTTGTCGTCCGGCTCCTCTGGCTGGTCATCTATGTTGAAAAAGTCATTGTTGTCAACATACGGAACGGCGTGCGTCCAAGAATACGACCATCGCCAATCCTCATTGTCAATGGTTTCGTGGCCCGTGAGTCTTGCAAGAAACGTGCCAGCAAGCGACCAGTGGTGGTCCATTTCTGAGACACCCATACCCAAACCCAATGGAGGGGAACCGTGTATCTGTACCGCCGCATCTGCGGCGTGTGCCATTTTTGACCACACCTCTGGCGTAAGCGAGCCGATGCCGCGACTGATTGGCGGAATGCTCATAGGTCACCGAGTCCCGGTATACCGAATGACCAGAAATCCCAGAAGTACGGAAACGGTTGTCGCCAGAATAAGTTCGACACACAACCATCGTCGGAGTTCAGCTGTGGAACACCCATGGCCGTGTTGCGTTTGATGTGTTGGCGAAGGTGGTAGTGTTGGTCGAACAAAAACGTGTGCGTGATTTCGTACGTTCGTTCGGGATCTCCGATGGAGTGGACGAGCGAGCCGATTTGACGAACAGACGGGCCAGCATACACAAGCGTTCCGGGGTTGAACCCGAGGAAGTACGTGCTGTTCCTTGTTCCGGCGTTGCCCATGAGCCAAGAAAAAAGCGGTACCCCTGTCTGCTCGTGTGTGATCGTCATGGTCCCCGCAACAATAGCAACGCTCGCGGCCGTGGCACCGGAACTGATACACATTCCATCGCCGTCGGCAATTTCTGCATTCCCCGGTCCCACGTCACCATGTACAGGAAATGCAACGCCCGTTTTCCACGCATCAACATACTGTAGTTGTGGGGTTATTTGGATGTTTGTAAACGATGCTTCGCCACCCACGTTGGGAAGCGACTGCCGATATTCAGCATTGACAACGACAACATGCTGGCTGCCCGGGTCTGAATAGTCTGCCGAGATGTTTGTGCAAGCCCAACCGAGTACCGGGTGAGGATCACCCAACAGTGGAATCGTTGAAACCGCACGGGCACCTTCCAGTGTGATCGTTGTCGCTGTATCGTCTTCTTCTGGATCGTCGGTGCTTTGCGTCACCACGAAGGTTCGCGTGATCGATACGGTTTCGTACGCTTCGCGATATCCACTGCTCTGGATCTCGTTGGCTTCGTATACCAGTGTCATGGAAGCGGCCCCAAGTTCTTCACCGCGGCGGCGGTTTGCTGTGTATTCGCTGCAATCTTTTGCTGATGTTGTGTTTGAGAGGCTGCGTTCCTGACGAGTGCCTGCTGTGATTGATTGCCAGGTCCGCCAAACTTATATGTTCCGATGGCGGTTTGTATGCTTCCCGGCTGTCTGGATTTGTCGCCCGCCGGTTCCGTTTGTGCCCGATACTCCTCGAGCCACGTCGCTTTCGCGCGGGAGAATGTTTCCCGGGTAATGTACCCGCGGCGCAGCATCTCCTTGGCATCCTTCATCTTGTCATCGAAAATCTCCGCGGGCGAACGAAGCGACTCTTTCAGAGCGTCGCCAGCGAGTCTCATGTCGGAAACCAAACCATCCGAGAGATGCTTGTTGGCCGCTTCCATTTCCTTGCGGTATACGCCCATGGCATCCCAGAAGACATCGGAAGAAATCGCACCCTCTTGCAGCAAGCCCCGCAGATGCTCTTGTTGTTTTTTGAACGCCTCCGCGGGTGTTTCTAGCATGGCGCGTATCTCGTCCGCCGCGGCAACGCTCGTTTTTGCGATGGCTTCGTTGGTTTTTTTGGCTTTTGCTTCGGCGGTCTGAAGCGCGGCGAGTGCCGCCATATCCTCCGCAAGGGCGATCTCGCCGGGCGTTTTCGGCCTTGCGGCTGCGTCTGCCTCCCGCATCGCCTTCGCAAGTGCTTCCCGCCTTTTGTGTACTTTCCGTATCATCAAATCGACCTCTTCGAGCGAGTCGAAATGGACCCCGCCTGATGCTCCGGGGAAGGCATCCGCGAATCCTTCGGCACCCTGCTGCACCACGGCACTCACGTCCTTTCCCAACATTCCAGTCTCTTTGCCCTCCGTCATATCAATGACTGCCTGCCGCTGATCCGCCAGTTCTTCCAATTCTTTTGAGATTGCCGTCATGGCATCGGAGTACGCTTTGGTTTTCGACTTGAGCGATTCTTTGGGATCTCCGAGTATGTCGCCCGCGCCAAGTTCTAACGTCTTTGCGGTACGTTGAATCTCCGCAAGGCTTTCCGGTAAGATCCCCAACGCTCGACCCAACGCCTGTATGCCCTTCGCCGCCGCCATCGCGCCAATGTAAATCAGGCCAGCGGCCCCAAGGAACCGCATCGTTTTCCCGAACCCCGTTACAACAGCGGCGGACGAGTTCGCAAGGATCATCGCCGCTGCCGCGGTTGACTTGAGCGCAACGCTCGCAGCCCACAGCCCCGCGGTCCACGCCGCGAACGTCGGTATTGACGCGGCGACATCACGAATCAAATCGCCGTTGATACGAACCCATCGCTCCAACCGTTGTGCCAAATCTTTGATGGTGGCCGCGAGGCTGGATGATTCGCCGCTGAGTACCTCACCCAACGCTCTGGCGAGCGAAATCGCAGCCTGCTTCGCTTGCCCGAACCCGAATGATGCCCTGCCCGACATTTTCCCGAACGCCTCGTCGGTATTCCCAACGGCATCACCCATGGCTTTGAGATCGCCCTCCAATCCCGTGATATCTTTGATGATTGGCGCGATGCCCACAAGGGCGCGAATGTTGGGGAAAATCTCAGCAAGTTTGTCGAAGTTCTCGCCGGTCAACTTTTGCATTGCCACAAGCAGACCGTCCGCGGCGAGTGCAGTGGTGGACAAATCTAGATGGAGGTGTCTCGCGGCTGCCACAGCATCTGGCGTGGCCTTTGCAAATGTCGATATGACCGCCTTGATCCCCGTCATCGCCTCTTCGGTTCGGATGCCGTTGCGGGTCAAGATCGCAAGCATCGCGCTCAACTCCTCGACCGATACGCCTGCGGATGATGCGAGAGAGGATACCTTGCCTATATGCGGCGCGAGTTCTCCGTATGTCGTTTTGCCCCGCTTGACAATGGTGAAAAGCAGATCGGAAACCCGACCCGCTTCGCTGGCCGCCATACCGTAACTGTTCAAGATTGTCGTGATGGCATCCGCGGACGTTGCGGTATCGGTCATCCCAGCAATCGCGGCCCGCGATGACACAGCAAGCACTTTCATCGCTTCCGATGGTGCAATCGATGCCGACAGTATGTCGTACAAACCAGCCGCAAGCGTGTCGGTCGATTCGCCGTACTCTACGGCCATCCGACTCACGCCCTTGGTGAACGCCCCCATGTGCTTCGTGGGCTTGTCCAGCATGGTGGACACGTTCGCCATCGACTTCTCGAAATCCGCAAATGCCTTGATGCCAACGATGACCGGCGCGGCCACAGCCGTACCCAAAACCATCATGCCGCGACTGAGCGTTTGCATCTGGCGACCCATGCGGCCCGCGGATCGGCTGAACTTGCGGAGTTTCTTTTGACTCATGGCAAGTCCAGAAACCAAGCCACGCGCATTCGCGTGGATGTTGACAAACAGGTCGCCTATATTACCCATTTGATTTCCCGCTCAGTTTCACAAGCGCCTCCATTTGCGACATCATTTTTTTCTCGTCCATCTTGTCGTCGCTGTCATCCTTGAACGGCAAAAAGTCTGTGATGGTAAACGGCGACGATCCGCTCCCACGGTTGACGTTGGCGATCGTGCTTGCAACCACGCCCGCCTGGATGTCTCCCCGGATAGGACCGTGCGGATCGATGAACTCCAGCGCCATGTATTCCGCAAGCGTTCTGCTGTCGATGCGTTGCAACATTTCACCCACCGGAATCCCCAGTTGTAGCGACAAGCGAAGATAGAAAAGCCTCGCAGGCCGCTTCCTTAGTTTCCCGCGATGTCCTCGACATCTTCCGCGCTGAAAGCGTTGTGCTTCAGTGCCGCCGTAAACACCCGATCCAGTGCCGCCGCGTTCTTTTCGCCAAGCGCGGAAACATCCCTGTCAGTGAACAACCGCCCGCCCTTATCATCGCGGCACGAAAGTGCCACAAGCCTAGCGCGGACGTTTTCCATTTTGCCACCGGTCATCGCACTCTCGAACGCATCACGCTGCGAACCTGTGATCGTTCCCACCAGTACATCGCCGCCCCATTCGGGGACGGCGACGCACTGTGTAGAACTGTCTTCCGCGTCGAGGATGTCTTTGCGTGATAGTGGCATCAGGTTTGCGTGATGTCGCCGGTCACCTTGACCGTAACGGAAGCCGTGACAACATTGTCGAGGGAGCCAGAAACATCAAACGCAGTCACAAACCCGCTGAACGTGAACGTGCCTGATGAAAACGTCAAAACGCAAGCCTGCGCGTCGCTTGCTCCATCCCCGTCGAAGTCATCAAGGATTGCCGCCTGCCCGGTATCATCATCCTGAAATTGCATTTCTGCCGTAAGTTCGGCTTCGTACAATTTCGCCCCCATGAA